TGCTGCTTGTTTCTTTTTATTTGCTCTTGCTTCGCTTTAAGTTTTTGCTCTTGTATGCGCCTTGCGCGTTCATTGACTATTGAAGCGAAAGTGCCAGGGCCAAAACGTAAATCAATCATTGTCGATAATTGTTGTCGTTGTTCAGCCGCAAGTTTTCTGTCTATCACCTCTTGTGCTACAGATTTAAGGCTTATGTCCGCTGCGCCAGCTTTTTTGTTAGCAGCGCGGTTGACCTCCTGCTCGCCATTGAAAAAGTTATCAATGTCTTTCGCAATTTCAGAAACGTCTTTTGCAGTGCTAACGCCTTTTTTAATTGCCTCAAACGCGCTTTTGCAGAGCGCAATGCCAGCCAAAGTTTCTGCAAACATTAACCGCGCCAAACCACCGCAAGCAGTAACAAAATAATTGCACCAGCAGACCCAATCATAATGCTTTCCATGCGCTTGATACGCAGTATTGTTTCCGTCCAGCGTTCATCTGATACAGCAATATGCTTTTCAAGCTCAACATGGATCGATTGTATGGTTGGCTTACTCATTCTTACAACTCATTAGGCCAATCAGCTATAGGCGGATTGCCAGTAGGGCTGCCGTCACTGTCAACAGGTGTATCAAACAAAGCCATAAAAGCAGCATGATCAGCCGCGCCATCGATAGCTGCCTCAATTTGGCCCGATTTGGTGCGAACGGATGCCCTATAGGAACTCACTTCTGAAGGTATTGTGGCTGTTGAATCTTCGGCCTTGCGCGTCACATACCAATCTGTCGGTGCTAACTTGCCAGCCGCCTGCTGTTTGATAGTTTGTTTCCACTGGCTTTTAAGGCCCAGCGTTACTACTTGGTCGCCATTGTTATCTAAGACGGCGTTGCCATCTTCATCAACTTCATTAACATCAGCAATGTTTTTTGGTGTGTTTGCATCCCAGTAAAACCGATTGTCGTAACTTGCTGGTGGGTCTTCCCATGTCAGCCCTGCCGCAGTCTTGTCGCTGTCTGACCAAATAGCCCAGTTCGTAGGGTGCGTGACAGTGCCATCAGACCAGCTGCGTCCTTCTCTAATAATTTTGTCACCTAGTTTCCAAGGCATTATTGTCTCCTATCATCGGGCATTGGAATATTTAAATGGTTGTTCTGCAAAGCAGAGGTAGATGTAGGTTGCCCCACTGTCGTTAGTGTCCCCACCAGAATTGCCTCGCAACTTAAAGCCGTTACTTACAAAATCCAGGCTGTTATATGAATTGTTGGTATCCTCAGCACTGGTTGAGTTTGCTTGCATACTGTCATCTACAACATTATAACCAACTCTTTTATTGTCATATATACGCCAACTCCCGCTGCTATCTGTGCGCTTTATCATAACCCATGCAACACGGTGTCCTGTGTAAACAAACGGCCCATCGGTAGACCCGTTTCCGCTATATGTTCCAACTCGCGAGTAGCCATCAACGCTATGAAAACAGTAGGCGATTGTATCCTTGCCGCTCCCATTATAATTAGTTCCACCAGCATCTAGGGTTATTGTTGATGCGCCAAGTGTTGTATTGAAGTTTGAGTTTGCGTAGGAACTGCCTGTGGTATTTAACAGCATTATGTAACCACTTGCCGCAGCCCCCATAACATCGCCTTGGACAAGCCAATTAACAGCAGTGTCTCTGTCTTTCCAAATAACAAGTTCTGGGGCTTGCGACAAGCCATGTCCAACTGTACCAGCAGAGCCTGTGCCAGTATAGCCAACGATACTAAACCCTGCCTCAGTATTTGCAGACACAGACGATGTAATTGTGCCATCAGTGTTGCTTGCCGCAGAGCCACCAGCCAGCCAGTTCCATGCAACAACAGTATCACTGCTATCGTTTACAGTTGGATGTGACGATGTAACAGAGAAGCCGTCCGAATCAAACGAAATGTTACCCTCATTTGTGCGGCCTTCTTGTGAATAAGCTGAATCAATGCGTTCTGTGCCACCTCTTACAACATCAAACAAAGCGTGACCTCTACTGCCATCTGAACGCATCTTTATCCAAACCCAATCAGGCTGGAAGCCAACACCAGTAATGCTTTGCGTTGAGCCGTTCCCAGTAAACAACACCGTATTAAAATAATCCGCTGGCTCTTCGTCCTGTGCAGGGTCAATACCGGGGTTGGGTAGGTTGGCCGAACAAAGGGCTAAGAAGCCGGACGGTGGGCTGTAATAAAAGTCACCGTTGCCATTATCGTCTGTGTTGCCTTGTGCTGTTTTATTCCCAGCAAAACTGCTGTCTTGACCAAAGTTTACGTTAAACTCTTTTGTAGTGCTTGTGGAACCATTATTGTAGCAAGCATAACAACCCTCTGTTGCAAGCCTACTTATAGTGCTTGAAAATGTTAGTGTGACCTCAAGTGAATTGTTTTTGTAAAAACTAATCTCTCCATCATCCATATTTACAGCAACACCAATAATATCTGTTGCGCTATACGATGCTGGGGTGGTGTTAGTGCCTGTACCCCAATAGACAGTTCCAGTGCTGTAGTAGCCAATACTATCACTACCCGAAATAGAAATGGTGTTGTTGTATGTGCCTCTATCAAACGCACATACAGCACCAACATAGCCTGGATATGTGCCAATAGCCTCCCAATACCACTTCCCACTTTCCATGAAAAATGTGTTTGCATTGTTGCCTTTATTAGCTGTTGAAAGTTCTAGGGCTCCTTCTTTCCAAGTTGTACCACCGTCCCCATTTAAGGGGTTCATCGTAGACCAGTTATTCGTGGGACTATCCAGCACCACATCTGTTGCCGCAAGACCGCTGGCTGTAAAGTCATTGCCGTTTCCGCTTGTGTCATCACCTAAAGCAGAACTGTCTTGAAACTTTAATCTGTAACCGTTTGTGCCAAAGGTTAAACCAGATGTATCTTTAGGTATCCAAATGCCAGCTTTTGTTTCTCCAAATGAATCTGCATCTAAAGCAGTTCCGTCAATAAAGTTAACCTCTGCCAGATAGCCCTCAAGATTGTCTGTGCTTGCTCGTGAAGAACTACCAACATAATGTGTCGTTCCAGATAAGTTCAAATATGTATCAAGGTTTAGACTTGGAGCCGTGCTGGTTTGGAACGAGGTTATTTGCTCACCGTTTAAATATATTTTTACTCTATCTGTGCTTGTTGAATTGGTTGTGTCTACTTCTACAACAAAATGATACCAAGCAGATGGATCTCTAAAAACAGCGTTTGTTTCATAAAAAATCTGATAGCCGCTTGTATATTGGTAAAAAGAGATAATGTCGATTTTTGACCCTGAATAATAAAATCCAAGATGTGTAGAACTTCCAGTATAAGGGCCAGCACTAAAAAGTGTGTAAAAATTTTGTGAAGTTCCAAGAACTGAGCGTTTTACCCAGCCACTCCAAGTCCATGTCCTTCGATTGCCTGTTGAAGAGGGTGTGCGAGACAAAACTGAACTACTACCACCGTCAAAGCGAGCGGATTGGTCTATGCTGTGCGAATAGAAATCAGCACCAGATGAATACATCCATTGCGATGAACCAAACGGGCCGCTCATTAGCTGAACGCCAACTGTGGCGCACCTAGTAAGATGCGACCTGATGCAGCTACAACATAAGGCACAATGTCTGTTGTGCTTGCCGCTGATGATAGTGTAAGGCCAGCCCCGCCAGCAGTCTCATAATCCGTACCAAGGCTAACTGTTCTGCCGCCTGTGCTGTCTTGTATCAATACTATAAATCCGCTTTGACCAACTTGCTCAGTGGATGGGTTTGCAAGAGTTACATTACCTGTAAGGGTAAGAACATGGTTTTGATTTGCAGCAAAATCTAATGTCACAGAGCCAGTGTTGCTGGTGTCTGTGTTGGTTGTAGCAAGGGCAGTGCCGCTTACAGTGACACCGTTTGCAGTTGTTTCTATCTTTTTGCTGTTATCGTGATAAAGCTCAACAGCCCCGTCATCTATAAATTTTGCAAGTGTTTCGCCTGACCCCTCGACATTCAATGTGCCAGCAACAGCCAAATGCCCATCTGTGCCATCCCAATGAATTGAAATATCATCTCCTGTACCAAATGACGCTTTGGCATTGTCGGCAAACTCAAGCCTGTTATCAGACGCATCGAAAACAATGTTATAGCTCGCACCAGTAAAGGTCACATCGCCTGTAAACGCGCCACCAGCAAGAGGCATGGCAGCTATATCAGAAAGCACCTCTGCCGCAGAACGCCCCTCAACAGCCGTGCCGTCTACCCTCAGAAAATCATCATCTGCAACACCGCTCGTGAATGTTGCTACATTTCCGCTTGATATGCCGCTGGTCGGCAGTTGTGATGTAAGAGCCATTGTGCCTGCACTAGCTGGCAAAACCACTGTGACGTTGCCTGAATATGCAGAATGTGGTGACGCTTGTAGTTGTGTGTAGTGCGCGTTACTGGATTCACAATAGAACCTTACATAAGATTCGGAACCACCGTTTTTGATGGATATCGCACCTGACTCCATATCAATGCCGTTAGTGCCGTCTACCCTAACAACGCCCGTACCGTTTGGCGTTAGCGTGATGTTACCGTTGGAAACGCTAACTATATCCTCGCCATTGACATCAAGCGATCCTCCAAGCTGGGGAGTCGAATCGTCAGCAACATTTGATATTGCGCTTGATGTGGCAAGCCCTGCAACAATCGTGCTGCGTTCAATCTTTTTCAAACCGCCGCCAGAAGTATCGACAGCCAAAAATACATCATCATTGGCAACAGTTGATATAGCTGACAGGCTTGTGATGCTAACGGGGTTGAAGTTTGTGCCATCAGCAATAAGCAAATGACCGGCTGTGTTTGTTGACATTGTTATGTCATCACCAGTGACAGTTAGATCACCAGTTATTGTAACATCACCCCCAGCGGTCAAATTCCCGCCTATGGCGGTGGTTGAGCTTGCTACCGTTGCATGAGGGGTGTGTGTAAAGTAGCTGACAAAACTGCCAGATATTTTAGAATCCAGTGTAAGTGTGCCGCCATCTGCAATCGTCATTTTATGATGATCTGCGTTGTCATCGCCCTGGTCGGCTTTCAATACTATACCAAGGGCAGCACCTTCTACGGCTGCCGCTATCTCTAAACTGTCATTCGTAGTTTCATCATATTGGATGGTAATGTCTGAGTTTGTGCCAAGGGTGATGGTTTTGTTGTCAGGCAGGGTGATGCCTTGAGCAAACGGGATTGCGGCTGTGCAAGTCTGACTGCCATCTTTCAAAATCGTTGTTGTCAGGCCAGTTGCAAAGCCATCAAGCTCTGTATCAAACTTGCTTGCAAGAATTTTTACGCCATTATCTCTGTCTGTTGTGCAGTCAAATGTGCGCGTGAAAGTTCCTGATGAAAAAGGCATTACATTGGCCCCCCTTGCTCAAAGGTATAGTGTGCGCTGATAAAGCTGATGGTTTGTGTGTTTGTTGCTACTTTGACCCGCAAAGCCGCGCTATATCCAAGCTGGTTGATTGCTTTACGCCGCCTGGTTGTGCCTGCACCGGCAGAGTCAGCCCAGAAAAAATCGTCATAGGTTGCAACGTCCCAAGTTGCAAGATTGCTTGCAAAAGTTACTGCTGCAACCTCAATAGTGCTAGGTGGTTTTTGATCAACACCTACACCAAAACTGAAGTCTACGTCTGTCAAACCTTCAAGCATTGGCTGCACAGAACTGAACCTTTTAATGCCAGCCCTGTCGTTGAAATAGTTGTAACTGGTGCTTAAATCGCCAACAATGTTCTCATCATTGTCTGAGTCACCACCTACCTTGAAAACCTTACCATCTGAACTGCCAAAAAAGGTGTCGCCGTTAAACTGGCCCCAAACGTGTGAGGCCATATTTTCAAATATGCACCAGGCTCTGATGATTGGGTTGAAAACATGCTGGTTAAACGGGTCGTTTGTGTCGCCCGTTGGATAATTGAAGTATACCTTGTCGCCGTCTGGGCTGACAAAAATCTGCCAGCCTGTACTCGTGCCTGTTAGCTTTACCTGGTTAATTACAGTGCCTCGTATCTTTTCAGATATAGCCTGTGCTTTATTGCCTATCAAATCTTGTCGTACCACCTGGCTAAGTGGCAGATAACCCTCTCTAGTCATCACAATTACATCGCCGCCCAGCTTTGCAATTCCGCGCTTTTCATTGACAGGCTCTGCTATTCTAAACGTACCAACCAGCGAGAAATCACTGCTGGGGTTGGAGCCGCTGTAGATAAGCACCTCACCTGAAGTCATTATGATGGCAAGCAAGTCATCGACGCCCTCACCGCCATCGATACTCAGGCTGTTAATTGATAGAATGTTACCGCCGAATGTGCCAACGAGCCCAACAGGAAACTTTGTGAAATTGCCTTGGAAGGTATCTACAGTTGCGCTGTAGTAAAAATTCTGACTTGTGCCTGTCCAATAATACACACGGTTTTTGTGAGCATGGACACCTGTAAGTGTGTTCGGGTTCACACCATCAGACAGTGTGATAGACAAGTCTGACGCACTAGAACCGTTCCAGCTAAACGGCACGTTTGCACCGCTTGGCACAACAACAGACACATTGTTGAACTCAATATGCTCTGCGCGTCCATTTGCAAGGCCAGTTTTTTTGCTAACTGCTGACCCTGTGTCTATCTGGTACAGAACGCCGTCAGAACCAATAGCTAAAAGCTGCCTGTTCGCGCCAGCATTATGCTCGATTAGCGTTTCAACATTGCCTGACCCTATGCCGGTGCAAAACTGTGTAAAGCCATCGCGCAGGGTCACTTTTTCAACGGTTGGGAAAAAGTTAGACATAATAATGGCATCTGTCGGAGCCATAGCGTCAATGCTGTCACGGCTGTTTAGACCGCCCACAGGAGCTGGTATCGAAACAGCTTTGACCCTGAATCTATTTGATGACTGTAACGCTCTAAGCATTAGATACCAAAACCTGTGTCGGGTAGATTGTAACTATATGGGTTGACCAGATAACGCCGTGCGTCATCTAGCTGGATGATTGGTGCGCCGCCAGAGCGGCTTATGGCTTGCCTAAGTTCAAGCTGGTATTGGCGGAAGTCCTCGTCATAAGTCAGGCCGTGAGCCTGCTTAAAACGCCAGGTAACGCCCATTTCAATAATGGTTTCATCTAATATGCCCGTGTCCGTATCAGCCGCCATAGCCGCCTGTGATGAACCGCCGCTTGTTTGGTTCCAATGACTGCTTACATACTCAAAGCCAATGGTTTCTGTTGCTGACGGTGTTGGCGTTATGTCAAACTTCAAAGCGTTGCTTGAGGGCTTTAGGCGAAACCGTTGTGTGATGCCAACAGAAGCTAAACCGTGCCTGTCGTTCTGAAATTGTTGCGGTGTGATTGGGCCAACCATTTGCTCCAAATCGCTGCGATTATACATAGTGTCGCCAACTGAGCGATCATAATCACTTGGCAAGTCATAGCTTTGCGTACCGTTCGAGGTGCTAAAAGTATGCTCTTTCAGCAGAATAGGCCAGTTATGTGAACGCATAAGTTGCTTGCCCTCACGATTGATAAAGACAAGCAGTTGCCGTGCGATTGGGTCTGAATTACCTACAACTGTGGTAGGCCGTTCGAACCCTGTAAAATCAGCTACGTTTTGCGCTATGGTTAGCAGGCTCATTTTTCACCTCTTCAGCCAGGGATTGAGCAGCTACTGCAACTTCAACAACCAAGTCATCCTTTTGCTTGGATGCTTGGACTTGCAGTTTGGCTATTTTGGCAAGCTCTACATACGGCTCACCTATATTTCTTAAGGTGGTTTCTTCCGCAGATGCTAGTTGCTCTACAGTTTCAATATCGTTTAGTTCAAGCTCACAACGGCGCGGCTCTGTCATACCAGGCAACGCCGCCAAACTCGAACCTTTAGGCTTTTTGCGTTTGCCTTTTTTCTTGAAGGCTTCCCACTCCGCAGGAAAACGCTGGATATCTTCTGGCCTAGCTGGCCCCTCCCAAACATCGCGCACACCTGAAATTTCGATGCGGCAAAAATCTCGTGTTTCACCGTTTAACTCGCGTTCAAAAAATATGCCCTTCGTTCCCATAAACTACTCCCATTTAAAAAGAAGGGGCGAGTTTCCCCGCCCCATTGCAAAGTTACAGAGGAAATGTGCAGATTATTTCCTTGTCACTGATATCACCAGCAATCGCACAAACATTGTCTGTAGCGGCTGCTGAAACATCAAGTGTGCCATCGGCTGCGCCTGTTGGTGTTAGAGGGTCGCCATCAGCACCCGCTGTGAGCGCGATGGTCAAGGTAGCTACTCCAGTAACCTGGAACCACCCATATTGCCCATCTGTCATTACTGCTTGAATTACACCCGCGCCGATCTCTACTGAGTCCGACAGATCGCTGGTTACTTGGAAGTTTTTGTAACCATCCAGAGTGTAATAATAAGCAACTTCACCAGCGACAGCATCTGCACCCGCACTGCCAGTATCATATTGCAGATACTTGTAAATGCGTGTGCCATTTGTGTCGTCAATGACTGCGCCAAGCTGACCCAACTGAAACTCAGGTGTGTCAGAGACGCTTGTGGGGTCAATCCCCATTACTGCTGCAATAGTCATGCAAAAGTCTCCTTATGTGTGGATCACGCCCTGGAGCGCACGGTTTGAACAAGTCAGGTTTCCTGACCAGAAT